CTGCCGCAGACGCAACGTATCGGTTTGAGCCATCTGTAAACTCATACAAAAGCACGCTGTATGTCAGTTCAACGTCGTCTGGCGACGGCGGCATTCGTTACGATTCAAACCTTAATCAAACGGGTTTAATTTCTTACAACGACTTAATATTTTATGTTGGAAATGGAAACATTAGCGGCACCGTTACAAACGAACGCGCCCGCATCACGAGTGGGGGGTACAGCAAGTTTAGTAATAATGGAACTTATTTAGGCAGCACCTCTTCTTATCACGAGTTTTATCAGTCTGCCAACGCGGAAGGGTTGCGGGTTTATACTTCTGATAGTTCAACTTACAATAGCGATTCGTTTAAGGTTGACGGCGAAAGAGCAACAACAAATTCTACCTATAATCTTGGTAATTTTAGAAACGGAAATGGAACTGGACAGTGCATCATTCGTGATTCTGGAAACATTGTTAATACAAACACCTCGTATGGTGGTATTTCTGACATAAAGTTAAAGCAAGACATTGTTGATGCGGCTTCACAATGGGACGACATTAAGAATCTTCGCGTTCGCAAATATAGGTTTAAGAACAACCCATCTTCACCGTTGCAAATTGGCGTGGTGGCGCAAGAACTTGAGCAAGTGTCGCCGGGGCTTGTTGATGAAGCCTCGGATTATGAGGAAGTTGAAGTTACCGACGCGGAAGGTAATGTAACTAAAGAACGCCAGCAGACCGGAACCGTTACCAAGTCGGTGAAATACAGCGTCCTCTATATGAAGGCTATCAAAGCCCTGCAAGAAGCGATGGCGCGTATCGAAACCCTTGAAGCCAAAGTCACCGCTCTGGAGTCCAAGTAATGTCCGACATCACCCTCACCCTCACCCTCGAAGAAGCCGTCGCATTGACGAACCTCGTCGGCTCACTCCCCACGGCGCAGGGTGCGTATCCCCTGTTCCAGAAACTTAAAACGCAGGTCGAACCGCACCTGCCCAACGAGAAGGAAGCAAAGCAATGACCACTATCACTTGGAACATCTCGCAACTTGACTGCTTGCCGCAGTCTGCTGAAGGCGCTGACTATGTTGTGACGGCGCACTGGCGCTGCAACGGCGTGGACGGGGACTACAGCGGCACGGTCTATTCGACGACCTCGTTCCCGGTGGTGCAGGGCGCGTTCACCCCCTACGCTGACCTCACGCTCGACCAAGTGCTGGGCTGGGTCTGGGCGAACGGCGTGGACAAGGACGCGACAGAGGCTGCGGTCGAGGGTCAGATTGAGGCCCAGAAGAACCCGCCGATTGTCGCGCCGCCGTTGCCGTGGGCTGTGTGATGTCCACCATTGATGCCACCGACGCTCGACTGTCTACGCACGAAGAAGTGTGCGCGGTCAGGTACGAGGCCATCCATGCGCGTCTGAAGCGGATGGAGAACCTGCTGATGAAGGTTGGTGGAACCATCATCCTTATCCTGCTGACGGCGTTTGGCACGGTGACCATGATGTTCTTGGAGACGGTCAAGTGAGCGAAGATATCCAACTGCTCAAGGTACAAATCAAGGCTGAACTCCAGCGTCTTGAAGCCAACAGCAGCGCGAAGGATGTGGCGGGTAAGGCTATCGGTAAGCACGGCTTGGCCTACATCACGGTCATCGTCGTGATTGGCGTACTGTCCAGCCTCGCGCTCGACAGCGAAAAGATTGCTGCCGTTATGGGATTGCTCGGTGCCTCGCTGACCGCGCTCATCTCCATGCTCAACGGCATTGCCGGTGCTACGGTGAAGGAAGAAAAGCCGGAGTTTGGAGTCATCAAGGAACTCATCGGCAAACTGGACAAACTTGACCGAAAGGAGCAGCCCATGCGCGTTGATGTCGAAGGTGACCATGTGACCGTGACCAAGGGCGACGATACTGTGAGGGCGAAGAAATGATTCCCGCCGCTTTGTTGCCCATCCTCCAACCGCTGCTCTCCAACGGGCTTAACCTCGTTGCCAACGCTGTCATGGCGAAGGGCAAGAAGGTGGTCGAGGAGAAGTTGGGCGTGGAACTGAAGCCGGATATGTCCAGCGAGGACTTGGCGAAGATTCAGATTGCCCAGATGGAGCATGAAGAAGAACTGCTGAAGTTGCGTTTGGAGGAGGACAAACTCGACCTTGCGGAGTTGGAACTTCGTTTAAAGGACACGGATTCAGCGCGGGAGCGAGAGGTACAGATTGCAAATTCCGACAAGGCACCGCTCATTAACAAGATTGTGACCCCCATCCTTGCGTTGTCTATTCTGCTGCTGACCTTCGTGTTGTTCGGCGTGGTCATGTTCGACGATACCCCTGTGGAGTCAAGCCGCAAAGACATCCTCATCTATGTTCTTGGCGTGCTGTCTGCCATTGCCAGTCAAATCGTCAGTTACTACTTCGGCAGCAGCGTCGGTAGCAAGGACAAGACAGACGCACTCAAGGAGGCCATCAAGTGAGCCTAGTAGCAGAACAGGCGGCGTTCCTGTTGGATGTCGCCAAACTCATCAACAAGGCAACCGAGTTGGGCTTTGTCGTCACGGGCGGCGAACTTGCACGCACCCCGGAGCAGCAGGCTATCTATGTGAAGACTGGGCGTAGCAAGACGATGAACAGCATCCACCTCAAACGGTGCGCCATCGACCTTAACTTCTTCAAAGACGGCAAACTTACTTACGACATCCCTGCGCTCACCCCGGTCGGTGAGTATTGGCAGAGTCTGAACCCGAAGAACCAATGGGGCGGGTTCTGGAAGTCGTTTAAGGATGTCCCGCACTTCGAGCGCAAGGTGTGATGGAGAGGGTGGAATCGAACCACCGTTAACGGAGTCAAAGTCCGTTGTCCTACCGCTAGACGACTCTCCAACAGATTACCAAGTGTCGCGGTAGCCTCTGCTGCATCGCCAGTTAGGGGGTGGCACGCGGCTCCATTCGTACTGCCGTCGCGTGTTTATTTTGCTGAACCAGTTGATGAACCATCTGACCATAACGCCTCCACGCTGTAACTCTGTGAGGGAGATTGCCAGTCTTTTGGCGGGTTGCCCGACAAGTGGCTCGGGTCAACCCAATGCAACTTGTTATTGGGGTACGCGATAAGCGGCCCCGACTCCAGTCGGATGATGTGGTGGTCTTTGCTCTGGTCGCTGACCTCCGACCATCCACCGTTGTGCCAGAACACCGAGAACAGATACACCCCCGGTCGCCATACCCCGTCCCTGCCCCTTGCTTGGACGCGGTGACCCCGTAGGAATTCCATTTCCCGCACCTCGGCATGGCGACTAAAGGAGTCCCACCAGCAGACGAGTTCTAAAGCCATTGGAGGGCATGGGCGGCTAACCAAGGCATGGATAGGCACCCTAGCCCATTGCGCCCCAGAAGCCGTCATAACGCTAAACATGGGTACCCGTGCGGGTTCAGCCCGGAATCCAAACACCGTACAGGGCGTAAACTCCCCGCTGCCCGTCTGGTGGTCATATAGGAATTCGTTGCGGATGTACGCCGGGGTGTACGGGGTGTCTACGACAAAACTCATAAATTATTTCGTTCCCGAATCAAAGCAACGCAATCCTCTGCAAACCAATTTTTAAGCGAGGCTTCTTCACATATTTTTGCACACGCTTCCCGCTCGGCTTCTGCAACAAGGTAGGCAAAGTATTCAAGCCCAGCATCATCATCTCCACCCTCTAAAATTCCGTTATCGGTAACCCAAAAACCAGCCTCTCGCGCCATGCGAATGATGTCTTCAAGTGTCATATCAGTCCCTCCCTGTTGAGTTGTGCGAGGGTTCGCGCCATGCCCTCAAGATGCAGTAGGCGCACATAGTCGCGGTCGAGGTCTGTGTGCGCTCGGCGGTCGATAGCATCGTGGCAGGCTGAACACGCCCACGCTCCGAGGATGTCGGGCGACTTCATGCCAATCCCGGACACCCCGGCAAGACGGTAGTGCGCCAATACGGTTGTCTCGCTGTTGTGGTTGCAGACATCGGGTATCCGCACCATGCAGCCCCGGCCCCTCGCCTCTTTACGCAGTTTCATACGACGGCTCCGGTATCACGATACCCATGTCCATGCACTTTGTTTCGAGGAACAGCAGGTAGTCGCTGAACTCTTGTTTGTTGAGCGCAGAGGAACGCTTGAGCGGTCGCATACGCTTACGCCCAAACCCCTCCAGCGTCTCCCATCCAAAACACTCGCCCAGAAAGTAATCGTGCAAGTCGTCACGATTCCATCCGCGCAACGCTTCCCCGCCACCTTCGATGATGGACGGATACACCACGCCCCACAGAAACTTGTTTTGTTGGTTGGTGCGCGGCCTGCGCCATTCCGTAACCTCGACCGCCCATGTCTTGAGCGGGTCAAGGTTAGACACCATACGCGCAACGACGGATGCCATCGCGTCAGGTCTGGTGCCGCGAGGGAAGATACGCTTCATCGTTCAGATGCTCTCACACGCGCAGCGGTCTGTTTCCATTCGTGCGCGTACTCGACATTCTGGTAGGTGTCGAACCACGGGCCACCCTCGGTGAAATGCACGCAGGTCGGGTCAGAAACCTGCGCCCGTGTGTGCCAGCCCTCCAAATAGTTAAAGGTTGTCGGCAACCCACCGATGTCTTTATCCCTGCACCACATAAACCGATGCAGGTACATCCCGGTTTCTGTGTTCACGATGTCAGGCGTTAACCCCTGCACCATCGGGTGTTCGCAGTTGAAATACATGAACGATGACCAGTTTTTGCGAGGGTATTGCCGTTGCGCTTGACCGTCCATCTTCGTCAACGCGGTAGGTTTGTAGTCGTGCTTCACAACCCATACCGCAATGTCTGGGTTTGAATACTGCAACAGCGGCTCAAGGCTCTTGCGAACCAGAAAGTCGCAATCCATAAACAACGCCCGACCCCTAAAGTTGCAGAGCGCAGGGACGAGGAACCGCGAGAAACTGAACTCCGTTGCTGATAGGGGGTCAGGCGCACGCCAGTACAGTCCCATCTCACGCAGGTCGTCCAGTCGCAGCGCCAGCACCTCGGCATCCATATGCTCAAGGATGGAAGCGCGTGCAACCTCATACGCGATATCCTCGCGGCTGTCGTAACCGATGAAGATTTTCAAAACGGCAAATCCTTGTCATCGTCAAACGGGGTTTCGTCCATCACCGGGGCGCGTTTTGGTGCAGCAACCTTGGCCTCGAACCGCAGGGACATGAACGCATCGCCGGTCTTCTGGCTGCGCTTAATCCATGCGCTGATGTTGAGGTCTACATTGTCGATGACGGCAGAGCCGCGATAGTCCGGTCGCTTGTCGTTGCCCTTCTTATCGTTTTTGAACAAAACGCCGGTCATGTTGTTGTCGTACTGCTTGTTCACAGGCTTACCTTCTCCAGTTTGTTGAGTTTGTCGTCAAGTTCCGCAAGAAACTTCTTTACTTCGGTTTCCAACATGGCGATGTAATCATCGTCACGCAGGACACGAACCACTAACAGTTGCAGACGCTCGGGAAGACGCGGGTCAAATGACACGAAGTCGCACCACGGTCTGCCGGTGCAAGCCATCTGCCATTGCATCTGCGTCACATACTTTTGGGGCGGCTTGCCGTCGAGGATGCATTCCAGCATCGTGCTGGTGTTTGGACACTTGACCTCAATCAAACCTTCCTCCGCAAAACCGTCTGGGGAGGCTCCAGACATCGCCACGGTCGGGTGGTCGATGAACCCTACCTCCTCAACCAAGATGCCCGTCTTGGCGCTGTACGCGGCTCTGGCGTGGGGTTCCTGCTCGGTTCCCCATTCCATCGCAGCATTACTGAACCCTTGTTCCTTCTGACCCGTCAAGCGTTCCACCACAAGGTCAGCGAGGTAGTTAGCGCGACCTGCGCCGTAACCGCTCTTGGTCTTGGCGATGACATCAGCAACACGCGATGCCGTAACCTTGCCAATGCGTGCGGCAAACCATTCGTCTGTACGCTGTTCCATCACAGTTCCTTTTTGCGTGCGCTGAACGCATCCATGTGCGTAGCGCGAGTGGCAGCATCAAGCGACTTGAAAAGGGCAAGCAGCGTAGGTTGGTCAGCGGCTGCTGCAATCTGCGCTAACACCTCGGGGTTAGGCTCTGCCTTTCCTGCCTCCGGCAAATCCTCACCTGCGTAGATGTAAAGGCCCAGCCCGTGCATGGCGATGGCTTTTGCAAGGCAGCGCATGATGGCGGTGTTCACGGCAAACGCATCCGGGTCAACGATGGCTTTATTACGGTTGTCCATCACCGGCAAGATGCAGGTCTTGATGTCGCCCTTTATCTCGACGCTGACCTTGACCATTGCCGTGCCGTTACGCAGAACCATAACGGGGCTGTTGTCCCATTCGTGCGCCGTCCACCTTGCGCTGGGGTCAATCTTCAACACCTCGGCCCATGCCCATGCCCACGAAAGGTAAGACAGGTTGCCCTTTTTCTCAACATGGTCGTTAACATTGATTTTTAGAAGTTCTGACATTTCTTGTTCTCCTCAATCATCTGTTTGAGTTCGCGCCGCAATTCGTTGTGGCGGTCGATGTCGGCTTGCGTCCAAGTAAGGATGACCGGCTCGGTGTAATACCTGCGTTCCTCGCACTCGCGCTGTTGTTGCCAGTCGTCCATCAGAACGCCCTCAAGCCAAGCCACGCGAGGGCAACAAACATGGCAAACGAAAACAGATACAAACCGATGGTTTTCATTTCGTCACCTTAACAAGCAAATGTCTGAATGATTGTTCGATGTCTGCAAGTTCCTCGGCGCGGTACGCTAGTTTCCAGAACAGAAATGCGTCCGGCACATCCTCCGCGATGTCTTGCACTAACGCGCAATCTCTAGGGCTGCGGGTCTGCACCATCAGCGCCCATGCGTTGCGGAGGGTCTTGTCGGTGATGCGGCACTCAAGGCCAGCAAGTTCTTCCCAGATGTTCATCAGTAGTTCTCCCCGTCGCCGTCAAGGAATCGGTTGAGTTTGGTGTTTGTAGATTCTTTGTAGGAGGCCTGCGCTTCCTCGAGCAGGCATGGCACGGCATCAACATCGATGGAAACCGGCGCAGGAAGTTCTACATAACCTTTGGAGGTGTAGATGCCGGTGATGTAAAGTCCGGCAACCTCTGCATCTTCGATGAGGATGCCAACATCGCAGGTCATGCCGATGACCTTTCGTTCTTCTAGCACTGACCATAAATCGCGGTGAAATAGCATTTCTGTTGCTCCTGTCTGTGGAAAATTACTTGGCAAAAACGAAACGCTCGTAACCAAGGTCGTAACCGTTGCGCTTTTTGATGATTGTAAAATTACGCTTACGGGCGTAACGAATCGTTTGCGCGACCTCTTTGCGGCTGGCTGGGAATTTGTGGATTTGACCCGTGTGACGCGCACCGCTTGAGGGGCTGCGGGTCGTGATGAGGATGTATTGTTGCTTGGTCATGTCTGCTCCTGTCTGTGGATGCGTTGTGTCTGTCAACGAGGGATAGGTTAACACAGGTTACGGGTATGTCAACACCCCCCCTTGCAATTATTTTCACGGGCGTTAACTTACCGGCATGGACATCCAGACCGCACTTGCCGCTGTTGGAGGCCGCAAGGCCGAACTTGCCCGTAAACTCGGGGTGAGCAAACCTGCCGTCAGCCGGTGGGTCAAGGCAGGGAAACTGCCCGAGATGCGGGTATGGCAATGGAAGGCTCTGGAAGCCTCGACCCCGCCGATTACAGCCGATTCCACGGCTACCCCTACCTGACCCCTAGCCCCTGCCTAAAGCCGCCAGAATCGTTCTGGTGCGCCTTCCTGTGCGATTGGACGCTACAGGACTTCTCTGGACGACTGCCCTAAAACGACAAACCCTCCGTGAAGGAGGGCTTGACGCGGGCGGGGGGATGCCCTTACGCTTGCGAGGCTATTCGAGCGTGATGGAATTCTGAACGACTGTTCTAGTCGTGTCAAGCACCCCACCACGCAGCCCCTCGACATGGGTTAAATCTGTCGGCGAAGGGCTGTTCCTTTGGAGCAGGCTGGACATCGCTTACCAAAGTCCAGCGGGTCTAAACAACCGTGGCTATACGGGCATTTAGGCATGACCTCACTACCTTCCGATTTAAGGGGGGTAGGGGGGTCATTCCCGGGCTTCCGAGCATTAGGGGTTAAGACAGGGGTTAAGAAAGATTTAAACCATTCCTAAATTTAAGATTTAGGAAGGTTTGTTTTTTTTCTTAAACGCTAAACTAAAATTGGTTGCGTTCACCTCCGTTAACG